GGCTCGTTTGGGACTACCTGAAGTCCTGCCATGTTTGCTCCTATGTACCAATTTGTTACGCGGCTACGTCAACCGCTATAGCTGAAATTTGTAGCCGAAGTTCTAGCCTGCTTAGTCTGCAAATAGTCCGCTAGTCCCTTTCCAGAGAGATACCCAAGGCTACTATAATCAGTGCCTGGCACAGCGTAAGCTTGTTCTGAGTTTACACCAAGACCACCTAGCAATGCTGCTAAGCGGGCTGCAGCCGCTCTAGCCTTCTCCTGCTCGCTATATGTCCTGACTCCAAGCATTGACTGCAGCACAGCTGCCTGACTAGCCGGAAGTCCTGCGAGAATGCTAGAAGCCTGCAAGCCTCTCTGATTAGCATTCTCCAGCCATTTAGCTCGTTCGGCGCCTATTCCAACATTGAAGTCTTCTGTCATCTGCCGCTCTTGCGTCATACGGTCTGACCCAAAAGCTGCATTACCACCAAACCTAGCAGTCACTGACGGGAGAGTGCGTTCCTGAAAACGCTTCAACTCAGGCTCAAACACAGCAGAATCAAACTGTGCATTCTCCTTTCCAGCATCTAACTGTCCAGTTAAAAAGTCCTGAGGCTCAGAACTTCCAGTCAGGTCCATAGCCATCTTCTCGAGGCCTGCCAAAGATGTGCTCTCAAGAGCTTGTGTCCTAGGGTCCTGTTGATTAGGGTCAAAACCTAACGAGGCAGAATCTACCGGCTGCAACGATTGCATCAACTGTTGCAGTAACTGCTGCTGTTGAGGCGACAGCGTTGAGACTGAGCCAGTTTTAGGTTTCTTGCTGCTCAGTAAGCCTCCAAGAATTGCGCCACCAACTGCTACCATAGCGGGCATATCAAGGTTCCTTAATCAATCCAATTGCAAGGTTATCTAAATCATCAAGTTCGGCTGAGGGATCAACTGCATGACAGCAGATGATCTCGCAAGATGTCTGAGCTTCCATTCTATGCTGTGTGTTAGCTCGGACCTTCAAAATATCCCCAGCTTCATACAACCCAGAGTCCTTTCCATCTATCCACACCAAGCACGTTCCACTAGCAATTATAGTTGCGTGGTCGTAGACGTGTTTGTGAGAAACTACCGATTCTCCCGGTATCAGCCGCATCTTTCTCAGATACAGCCCGGCTATGAAGTAATGCTCTATTGCGTCTATCATCTTTGATAACTCTCGTCCCTGTAAGTAAATCCGAATCGTCCTAGCTCAAATGCGCCAGATCCCCAGAACTTAAACCGAACAGTAGTTCCAACAAACTGCCTATGGAATCGCTTACGACCTTGTACCGTATCAGCTGTATAGCCTATAGTATTCCAACTCAGGCCTTGATCAGTACTATAATCTATAGTACAATCCTCAGCAGTGATGGCAGCTTCCAAGTAGTCAACCCGAAACTCTTGGAATGGAGTTGTAAAGTCCTTTGTTTGAATACTGTAGGATATAATTGCTCCATTATCATCTGCAGCGGTATAGTTATATTCATATATCTGCCCGGTTACACTATCACAGAGATGCGTCGTTGGAGAATTAGCTAAGTTCTGTTTACTGTTCCAGTCCCAGGTTTGAGATGCCCAACTTCCAAGAAGATCTGTCCATTTACGATCATCTGTTCTAACAAAAAAGCCAAACCCAGAAAAGTTATGATTAAAGGTTCTGTCGCTAAACCTCTTATCTCCAATGCTGTATCTATACATCTTATTAGGTACTGTAGAGCCACCTATAGGTAAAAATATCCAGATTTCATCTACTTCTTCTACATAAAAGGCAAATACACGCTCTGTGTACTGAGGATTCAACTCACCCTTTGAGCCGAATATCTTATAGTAAACAGCATCACCTACAGGCTCTATATCAAAACCACCTCGATATAGGTAAATGTTAGAGTGTCCAACTACTACATGCACATCTCCAGCATCAGCTACTCCGTATAGAGATAGTGTACCTTCGCCTACCACTGTAGTTTCAAAATCGTAGTACTTTCCACCTACATTAACGTATGTTCCTCGAGCTATTGAACGCTCTCGGTATATGATCAGATATGGCCCTATCAACAGCATAGTTGATATGCCATCTTCTAAGTCATACAGATTATCAAAGCCAGCAGTTCCAGTAGACCAATTAGTTGGATCACCTATCTCAGAGCGTCTAACGCGCATTGGATACTGTGTTCCACCCTCGATGCAGTTTCCAAAAAACAGGGCAGCATTGTATAGAATGACTGCCCTAGCTTTGAAGTCACCAGATGAAGGTAGTCCAGGAATAACTACACAATCCACTCCATCATATCGCATAGGTGGATTATTAAAGTTTGTAAACACACACCAGTCGTGACTAGGAACTGTGATAACAGACACTTGATTATCAAGATCTCCTGTCAAGACAACCGCCCTTCTGACAGCTACGCCTATCGCTACACTGCGTCCAACAGGTACAGCAGCAGCCATGACGATAGTGTTTCCAGCTGGCACTCCGTTAATGGTGGTCTTGTGCTGCTTACCATTATCGAGAAAGACTCCGATCTTTTCTCCGTTAGCGAAGCCTGCTATTGCGGTTACAGTTAGGTTAAATCCGCCAGCAGCGGTAGTTCCAGTAGTCAGAGTGCTAACAGTTCCTTTTACATAGTCCCACTGATTGAATGTGCTGTTATAGACATATACGCTCGCAGTAGATACACACAGCAGCTCTTCAGTTCCATTCTTTTTGACAAACTGAAAAGTTGTTTGAGCTATGCCACTAACAGCATCAGCAAAAGGAACATACCCAGAGTCAGTCTGGACCAGATCTCTTTGAATCAATACGTTATGTGCATCAAGAAGTTCTTTCTTGTCTATCTTATCCGGCCTAACATCCAAGCGTAAGCCACCACTCAGGGTGTCTATATCCTCAGAGTGCCAATCATCTTGGATTTTGAACATCTTAGACCTTACGTGGAAAGAATCCCTCGAGCCTTCAGTAGCGCATCAAGTGCCGATACCCACTGCGATATTTGGGCTGCAGTTGGAGCAGCTCCGAGGTTAGCCTTCGAGGCAGTAGCAGTCTGATTAGCCCAGCCAGAGTTAACTGCTACAATGTCTGCGTTGTTGTTCACTACTTGAGCAACAAGAATACTAAGCCGTTCAACCTCTCTTGATAGATCACTAATCGCTCGAGCAACATCAGGGTCTGATATTCTTCCAACTGATACGGCAAGTTTAGGAACAGTACCAGGTAGTTTTAGGGCCGTCATAGCTTGATAATCTTGTTAGCGATTATAGTCGGCTGTACGTTTTCGTGAGCACCGCCGCCACCAGTGGATTCTGTGAGGATGTTTTGAATAAGTGCAACCCTTCCGCCTCCAATACGTGTCTGGTCTAGATCGGTAATGCCAGTGCCAATGTTGTGCGTATGCGACGGCATCTGTGCTATGCTTAGTGTTTGAGTCTCCGCACCGCCTGCCTTGCCAAGGGTAGTTCCAAGAACTGTAGTCGCAGTAAGGCGACTAGCAGTCGTACCTCCCATGTTATCCTTGCCAGCAACTGTCCGTCCGCGACAGTCTGGCAGCGTAATAGTCTTATGTGCACCAAAGTCAGCGGTAGCACTAGCGCCTCGTCCACTTGACACAGGGCATTCAGCATCCGCTATGGAGTTCCACAACAACTCATACAGCGTTTGCGTGTCAGCATTAGCGCGCTCAGTTGCCCCAGATGTAGCGTCTCCAAGAGTACGTCCAGCCGCCATCACCCAACCAGTGGGCGCAGATGTTCCCCAGTAGTCAGCCTGTGCGCCTGTCGGAAAATCAAATAGCGTTACTGTAGCACCGATCTTGGTATATAGCCTAGCAACACCAACAAAAAGCTTAGCGTACAAAGCCATCTCATTGGCATCGTCCAGCGTAGGGTCTGCTCCGAGGACACGTAGTGTAACCTTATCATGCTTTCCATCATGAGTATCGCCAGCCCAACTATGGTCTACATCCAGACGCTCCCGGACGTCTACTCTACCCTGCCTGATGCGCTGTGCGCCTAGCTTTGCATCCTCACTGTCTGCTGGGTCGGCTTCATAGCTACCATTCCAAGTTCTTGTAAAGGATGTCATGGAGCACTTCCTGCAAAGGGATCAATCCAGTAATTACTGCTAGGCATGACACTTCTTGTATTCTGCACAGAGATATCTGCGTCAGGCTTTTCGGTTTTCTCAGCAAGGGACTCTGCGATTAAAGCGCCAGCACGAGCCTCATGCCGCTTTCCTTCATCCTCACGGCCAAGCGAATAGAAGAGGTACCCTAATGTCATTTCAATCAGGGCTTCATCCTTATGGTCTAGATCGCTAACACCATCAGCAATCGCATCAGACAGTGGCGCTGGCCATTTAGTCCATCGAACTGTTGCGCTGTAGTTCGCGTCTGGCAATGGGTAGATCTCGATCTTAGTACCCCACCTGGTATATTCCTCAGGAACTCCTCGTCCGTCAGATTCTGGGACAGGATGAATCTGGTCCCACAACCGCGGAGTGCGGTACACAAGCTTTCCTTCATTATCAACCTGAGTGATGCGGATAGAGTAGATTTCCCGCAAGGCTGGCAATGTGTAGTACTTATCACTGGCGTTGCCAGTGCTCAGAAAAGTAAAGTCTGTAGAAGTTCGTAGCTCCTCAAAGTCTGCAATTCGAGCTATACGCTCCTGCGATAAGTTAATCGAGGAGGTCAGCCTAGCATCCAGCTCATTCCTGTTTGCTAGGCCGGCCTTGACCTCCGCCTTTAGTTGCGTTAGCGTTAACGTTCCCACTGGCGTACCAAATTGTTACACCCTACCGATAGCAATAAAGGGAAAGACCCCTATATTAGTATCGTTCGCAGCTTCTTGCGCTGGACCATCTGCAGCATCGTAATTGAAGTTCCAGCACTTAATACTCTTAGAAGCATCCACCCAGTGACCGATGTAGCCAATGGATGAAACGCCTCCAAGAATCACTAACGGATTGTCTTTGAAGAACTTAGTAATAGCAGTGACCTCCGCCAATGTCGAATTGTAGTTCGACACTGTCACAAGGCCTCTAACCATCGCAAGCGATCCAAAGATCATCAACTTCTCGATCGTCGGACTCTTGATAGTCGCAGACGAGGCATATGCAGCCATGTCAGTCTCCTATCAGAAGGGACAGTCGAGCGTAACACCAGTAGTTGTGTTATAGGATCGTCCGAGAACAATCTTGTACACAGCCGCTGAATCCGCTTCGTTAGCCCGAATTGCAGTTTTGTCCGTGGTGGTAAGGGCGATAGGCGCACCTGCTGTGCCGTTAGTAACTGCCGTATCCAGAGTGGCTTGGCCCTTAATCTGAATCCAGCAGTAGTAGTCAACTGCCAACGTTC